TCTTCGTCTTGTGTTTTTTCTGTATCAAATTCTACTTCTACTTTTATTTTCATTGTGTTAGTCCTTGAACCAAATTCATAGCAACTGCTGTGCCGCTAATACTTGATCCTATCATAATTGCTCTATCGCTCCAGCTCATTCCTACAAAGATCCATCCTATTGAACTGAGAATGTATGCTATTTGTCCATACATTGTGAATCCTGCACTAATTGAAAATACACCTATCACAGCAAGTACCATACTTGCCCATTTTACATACCAGTCTACTGTGCCAGTAGGTGTTGTAGGTGTTAGATCTTCAACTTCGTGTTGTAGTTCTGCAAGCTCTTGTTTAAGACGTTTACGTTCTTTTGACAGTTCTGCTGCAAGTTGAGACGCACGATTTTCTCTAGATGCTTCTTTGTACTCGTCTTTTACCATTTGTTCGTGTTCTGTCACGTTAGTCTCCAAAATCAAACAAACTTGAGAAAGTGTTGTGTTGTTTAGTATCTTCTAGTGGATAGTTAAGCACACCAATCAAGTTATCTAGTTTATTATCAATAATAGTTTCCGCCATAGCCGCATCGTCAAACGGCAGTTCCTTAAACCATTCAGGCAAACGTAGCTCATCTGTTGGATAAGCAACACTAGTATAGCCTAGTGGATTTGGTTTGAGTTTGCATACAATAACTTTCATACCATCTACAATCTCTTGCGAGTATTTGTCACCGTTCATACGTTTTAGTGTATTCCAGTTGATACTTGCTCTTACGTGACCAGGCATGTTTGCTTTGCCTTGTTTTTCTTCAAGACGTTGATAGTGTCCAATTTTGTTTGCACGTTTAGGCGAACCTTTTTCAAATCCTGGACGCTGTTCAAACTCTTTGCGGAACTCTGTAATACGCTGTAGCACATCTTCTTGTGATGCATCTGTAAGCACCATTAGTAGTAGTTCTTTCAAAAACTCCTGCATAAACACTGGAGTATCTGATCTACGCAAGTCCAAGCCCATTGCTTTTACTTTACCTGGCTTACCATCTGTGTCTGTTCTAAAGCCTTCGTTATCAACAACTAATGCTGCATATCGCTTCTTAGTAATGTACAGGCCTGATTGTGCAACAATTTCTCTACCTGCTGCAATAACATCGCTCCTTGTCTTTGGACAGTGAAATGCTCTCAGCATAAAGTCTGGGAATGTTGTGTTTGCTTGTTCGCACACTTGATCATACAGTGTAATACACTTGTCTATGTTAAAGTCAAGTGCTCCACTTTCTACATCGTCTTTGAGAGCAGGCCAAGCACTAAAGTACACAGAGTCTGTATCACCATATATAACACTTTTGCCTGTGTGATCATATTCGCCTGTGATAACTTTGTTAACTTCAGCACTCATATGCTTAACAATTTGTCTACCAGTTAGTGTAGTTGACTGTCCTATCCTTTTGTCAAAAAATCTACAACCAGGATTAAGAATAGCTCCATAAAGTGAGTTAAGATTAATTTTCTTAACAAGTTGCCGCTTGTCCCAGTACTCAATCTCTGCATCGTTCTTTGCATCTTTAGCTTTCTTCAGCATCTTCTGCATGTCTTTACGTTCTGCATACCAACGCTTTAGGATACCTGGAATGACACCTTCAAACTCTGTTGTAAAGATTGTACCATTTGCACTTAGCATCCAAGGCATTTGACTGTCAAAGATAAGTTGATAAATCTCTGCACCGCTTAGTACATCTGAACGTCCATCTTCCCAGTCAACTGTAAGTGCAACATCTTTGCGTTGCTCCATAACTGCATCATATTCTTCAACATTAAAGCGTCCTTCCCAGCTGCCTGCGAATGACTTTTTCTTTAGTGTAGTATCTTCGTGTACACGAGCATCTGTAATCTCAGGACGTATCTGTCCTACAATAGTTTCTGGAGCCATATTCAATGCACGAATCACTGAAGGATACAGTGAGTTCAAGTCCATTGAGCCAATGTATTTGTGCAAGCCCTTTTTAGGAAACGCAACATACGCACCTGCGGCTTGTGTGCTTTCAGTGTCGTCACGCTTTGGACGATTAGGTACTCGCAAATCTCTGTTGTGCGCTTCGTTGATAATACCTTGTTCTGTAACAGCAACAGCACCCATAGTTGTTTGCAGTAGAACAGTGTTTTCGTGTGCAATTGAATTACTTAGATCAATAAAGCGTAATTTTTTGTCAAGTTTGTCAAGTAGTGCAGTATCTTGAATGTTATATTCAATGAACTTGCGGAAGTCATTATTATACAACTGGTCCAATGTGCCTTCATATGGCACCTTGTTTTCACCTACTTCAATCTCACCAATTGCATCCAAGCGATATGAATGACGTTCTTCATATGTGTATTTGCGATACAGTTCTAAACTGTCCAAATGCACACGACCTACTAAGTCAAATGTTACTGCTTGTTTCCCATACTTTTCATATTCACGTTTCTTAGGCAACTGTCCCCACAAACAAAAACGTCTTGTGTCGTCTTTGCTTAGTACACGACTTGTTCTGTTTACAGTATACGGAATATCATAACCTTCACTGTTCCAACCTGACAAAATATCTGCATCTTCAATAAGTGTTAAGAACGTGTCAATCATATCACCTTCACGTTCAAACAACATTACGTTATCAATGCCTTCTAGTTCTTGTTTTGCTTGGTCCATTGTAAGTGTTTTAGGCGGAACAGCAAGACATACCATTGTTTCTAGCCACTGCAAATACACAGATATAGATGTAATTGGCATAAAAGGATCTGCTGGATCAGCAAACCCGCGCTCTGGATCAAAGTCTGTCTCAATATCAAAGAACGCAATGTTTAGTTTAGGGGCGTCTTGATTTAGATAGTGTTCACTCAAACACTGAAAGATTGGATTGATGTCACTTTCAAATAAGTTTTTGCTTTTGTTAATAGCAACTTCTTTGCGAAAGTCTTTTGTATTTTTACAAACAATTCGTGTAAGGGGATCTCCGTACACACTTTTGTACTTGCCCTTAGGATCTTCATAGTAAAAAGTATATTTTGCTTGATATTCTTGATAGTGTCTTTTGCCGTCACGACGCTCCACGACACGGATAATATCTTGATCACGATCAAACATCGCATCAACGTATGGCATTCAATTTTTCTCCTTCGTTGCTTATGGCCAACTTAACCATCTACATGCCTATGCGGCGAAATCATATAGCAATCCTGCTACATATATTATAGTTAGTCCAAAGTTCATTACGACTAAACTTTTCTCCCTCCATAGGATACCAATAATCATCCATAGTGTGTTACTAATAATGAATCCCCAAACATAAAGAGGATAAACATTAAAAGCAGCAAGCGTAGCAGACAGTAATAAAGATACTGTGCTAAACCATGCTAACCACTGATAAGGTTTTGTTTTATTTGTCATATCCTAAAGTAGTAATGAGTGTTTCTAAATCGTCATACGCATCTGCATGCGAATCCCAGTCACGTTTCTGTGCAATCTTAATTGCTTTGTTAATAAGGCTAGGCTTGATATCTAGTTCTTCTGCAACAGCCTTTACAGTTTCTTTTAATCCAGCATTTAAATCTTCTACTTCTTGTAATACTGTAACGCCTTCACGCACTAGACGTTCTAGTTTGGCTTTTTCTTCAGCACCATAGGTACGAGATCCCATATATAGTCTCCTTTTGAGTGTCTAACTTAGTATTAAGTATATGGTATATTTAGGAATTTGTCAAGTAATATTTTACTTTTTTTCGGCTAGTTTTGCATACAGCATATCTTTAATTGATTCGTACTGTTTGCCTTTATGCTTTGCATAACCTTGTTTTGCAAGTTTCTTTTTATCTTTGTGCGCACCCATCGCACCACTCTTGCGTAGGTCGTTTAGTTTTTGTGCATTTGGATCTCGTGGTTTGATTAGTCTAGGGTCTTTTGATTCAGTAGGTTCCATTTCCATTCTTTTAAGTTGCATCATAACCTTTTGTGTTTGTGCTGGATCCATTTGCATAAGTCTTTGGAATGCTTCTGCCATTGAGTTCATTTCATTTCTGGTAAGTTGCTTACCAGATTTTGTTTTCTGTATTGCCATAGCTAACAATTTAGGATCACGCACACCTAAATCGCCAACTAATTTTTGGGGATTTACTGTTCCTTTAACTTTGCCTTGAGTTTGTTGTGATTGTTGATTAGTTGGAGCTGTTTTTAAACTTTGTTGAAAATTTCCTGCATTATCCATTCCGTGCTTGATTTGATTTTTGGCATATGACGCCATTCCTTTTACAGCATCTAATGGCCCTTCATCGATGTCTGCTTCGCCGACAAGTTTATCCTTTAATGGATGTGGTTGTTCTCCTGTTGTGCTAGGAGTGCTTGTCTTTGGCATAGGATCTTTACCCTTGGCTTGACCTGCGGATCCTGTTTTTTGTTTTTCGTCTACGCGAACACCTGCAAGTGCAGCAAAATCTGCAATGCTGTCAATACCTAGCGGCATTGAACCTTTTTCAACTACAGCACTTTCTTCTAGGTAATTCTTCGTTGGCGGTACGTTTGTAAGATCACCTCCGCCTTGAGCAGCTTGTTGAAGTTTTGCTAGATCTTCTCTTGGATCACTTGGGTCCATTTCGAAAAGTTTGTGCTGTAGTTTGTGCCAATCCATATTACTTCTTTGCCATCTTAGTTGCTGTTGCGTACATTACTGCTTCTGCATCTTTGCCATAACGATCTTTAAAATCGCCTTTGGCTTTCTTCATGCCCTTTACGTACTTTTCTTTTTTTTTGACTCGTCTTTAGTTAATGATCTTTCTGCAAGTTTGGCATGTAGTCTTTGTTTGTAAGTATCGTTAGCACTTTCAGCATGCATTGCTGCCATATGCTTCTTGTACTTTTTAGTACCTTTTTTGTGAGGTGATTTACCTTCTGCTGCAACTGCTTTAATTTCTTTACCACAGCACTCACATTTTTTACCAACTTCATTCATTGAATGCTTACCACCGCAATGTGAGCAGCTTGGTCCGCATCCACAAGATGCCTTTTCTGTTGCTTCTGTTACTGCGTTGCAACTACAACCTTTACAGTCTGGAGGACATTTACAGTCTTCTGCTTTTACATCTTCTCCACAGCACTTAGATGAACAATGCTTACCTGCGCCTTCACCAAGTTCGCCTGTTGCTTGTTCATAATCTAAATGATGATATACTGAGCCTAAGTAGTCTGCTGCTTTTGTAATCTTAGATTGTACCCAACCTTCTAATCCTTCTGCTTCAGAAACATTCTTTAGCATTTCGTGGAGTTTGATTGAATACTTTGCTATTTTGTATAGGTCTGCTCTGGCCATCTGCACTTCATGGTCTTTTTCAGCCATGTGAGCCATATCACCTAAGCCTTCACTAATTTCTTTATCTCTCATTGAGCTGCTCCATAATACGTATTATAGTGTATTTATTTCTTTTAGTATTAATTCTGCTATTAGTTGATGTCCGTATTTTGTTGGATGATAGCTATATGGGTTAACAATTTTATTTTCTGCTAAAAATTTTATTCTATTTGTATCTTCTTTGTAGGTTGAAGTATGATACTCTTTATCTAATTTTTTCATCCCAGCATTTTTACAAAGTATACTGCATATATCTCTAGGACTGCGATTATAAAATAGCATATTATCTATTGTTTTGTTTTTATCTACACTTACTTCTTTGATAGTGGTTGTAACAGGGTGATCATGATCTTTTTGTCTACGATCTTTTTCAACTGTATATTCGTCTGTGCTGAAATTGGCTACAGCAGGGTGCGATTTTTCATAATCATGATGATTAAATGTGTCAAACCAGTAGTTTTTAATACCTAATGCTGCAAAGTAACTGTTAAAAAAATGCATTTCTTTTGCAAGAGCATGTACTTCATGATCATGATTATAAAAAAATCTCATCCATTGTTTTATAATGTAGTTTTCATTGTTGACTACTTTTTGCCAACTGAATTTAGGATTAGGTAGAATTATATTTTTAAGATCCTGTGTTCTGTAGTCATATATTTCTGTTCTAGCAGTAGATGTTATACCCCAAAGTACTATAATTTCGTCATACTTTTCTTTTATATTGTTAAATTCGTCACTTGGAAAAAAGTGTTTTGCAAATCTAAATTGTTTTTGATTACTTGTTCCGCCTATACTAAAATTTAAAGTGTCTGCACTTAACTCTTTAGCGATAATTTCACGAAAAGTGCCTTCCGGCCTGTCCCATGTATTATAGTATTCTTTTTCTGACATACCTTCATAATAGTATGTTCCTACACCCATGGTCCAGCTACAACCAAAGGTAATGAATAGTTTTTTCATTTTTTATTTTTGCTTTTTGATTTTTTCTTTTTGTGACCTAATACATTAATATCAACGTCTAATGCATTTTTTACAGTACCGTCTGGATTTTTCATTTGACGACTTACTAATCCACCCACAGGTGTAGCAACGCTTGCAACAGATCCCGCTGTTGTAGTTTCCTTTACTATTTCGTTCATCTTCATTTTAAGTATTCCCTGTATGTTTTCCAGTAGTTTTGTCGTTCGTTAGTGCTGGCTCGCCGGAGTTCGTGTTCTTTTAACTTGGCAACATAATGACTTGTTTCTATGTCGCTAGTGTCTGGGAATAGTTCTATGACTTTTTCTTTCTTCCACTCTTCATGTTTGCGCACCAATGATACATCCTCGCTTTCTCACCTGAGCTATTCTTGGCTCTCTTTCTTAAACTTGTAACACTACCATTGCAACTAGCACCTGCACGTTTTACACGCCCTGGTCTGCTTTTGCCTTTACGCTTACCGTCAGCAAAGTTTTCATTTATTCCAAGTTCATCAACCATTATTTCTAACGCTGAATCTACATCATTTAAACCATTTTCTTCTTTTGTTTTCTCATACCAACTTCTTACAAAGTTTGATGCTGAGTGTCCATAAGTATCTGGAGCCATCATCATTTGATAAAGAACTTGGTCAGGTGCTTCTCGTTGAGACCTTACAAACTTTCTAAGACTATCTAAGTCTGTACTTTCATTATATGCTACATCTGTTGCTGCTTTTGCTTTGGTAGCATTAGCAAAGTTTTCTATAATATGTGCTTCTAAATCAATGCCTGTATTTTTCTTAATATCTTTAACAGTATAAGGCCAATCATCTTTTGAAACTTTTCTTCCTACTTTTAAAAGTGTGCTTAGAAGTTTAGGATATTTTTTATACAAGTTCATATTAAAAGTAATTTTCACTGCATCATAAAAGTACGGTTCTAACTCGTTAGTTTCATGAGCCTTTTTTGCAAGACCTATAATTTTTTTATAAGAAGCTATGTCTTCTTTTGTTGCTTTTATTAACCCTTTTTTCTTACCGTCAGCAAAGTTTTCATCTATGTCTTCGTTTTTCTTACGTCCTGCACAATGAGCTTTTTGACTAAATCCTTTTGGATTAGAACAATTAATACTATCCTTGTACTTTTTGCTCCAACCTTCGTCTAGCATATCTTCCAATACATCGTCTGCCATATGTACACGAGCATACTCGGCACCTGCAAGACGCAAAGCATCGTACCTATGATGACCGTTAACTATGCGTCCCTTACGATCAATCTGTATGGGTGCATAATCATCCTTCAATACTCTTTCTAGCTGCTTTATTAATTTTTTGTAAGAGCGTTCTTTTTGAACTGTTCTTAACTGCACCAGTTTAACTCTGCCTAAAGGACCATAATTTTTTACCTGCGGAGGTGCTTCGCCACCTGTTGGTTCGTCGTCAAAATGTGCATCTTGATAGCCAGCAGCGCCTTGAACATCATATCCAATACGCTTCAATTGCTTCATTAGATATTTCATTTCTTTCTTGCCTGCATACGGAGCAATTACAACGTCAGGTTCGTCGTAGTTTGCACCTTTGGGAACTGCTTTGAGATTTGCTAGATTAGTTCCTATTTTGTAGTGATCGTATGCAGTATCAGATTTTGTTAGAAATGTGTTTGGAGGATTAGGAATCAGTTGTCCTTCTGCTAAACCTAGATTATACAAAACATTTGTACTTTTACCTTTAACTTTTTTACTCAAAGTTGGCGGCTTTCCGTCTTTGTCCACTTTGTTTCCAAATTTTGCTGCTTCACGAGATATAGAATTAGTGTCAACATCTGCTGTTGTGTTGACACCCTTTACAATTCTACCATCTTCTAATAAATCTCTTATACGCATTTTACCAAATCTTTACTACGTGAAAATCTGCAGGTCTTTGCAACTTTATTTCATTGCGTTTACCATCCATATCTACAAACACAAAATGTTTAGGCATTGTTTTTATTATTTTTTTGGCTGTATATGTTTGTGTTTTGAATTTTTCTGTTCTTGCACCATCCTGATGTACAGTTACTTCATCGGGAATTGTTATGATTAGCTCATATTCTTCTCGTGTTACTCTTTGCCACCAAGTCTTCAAGCTCATTTTTTCTTACGTCCTCTAAAAGTATGTCCTGTCATATAAGGTTTTGAAAACCATAATTCAAACCATTCTTTGTCACCTGGTTTAATATTTTGTTCTTTTTCTTTTTTCTTTAATTCAGTTGCAGTATGGCTCATATCTTCAAGAGTATACTCTGTGTAACCTTTGTATTCGTTTACACCTGCTAGTTTTTTAATATACTCTAGTTCATCCACGATAGATCACCTTGTTCTAAAGATTCTGCATACTTAGCAGCAAACTTCTCGCCGTGCTTTTCTATCCATTTTTTAAGTACAACTGCACCTAAGATAAGTGTTACAGCCATTGCAATAGTAAACTTGTTGTCGATAAGCATTTGTGTTGCTTCTTCGCCAATTTTATCTGTAACCCATTCCCATCCTTCACTTATGGCAATTGCTGCTGCGCTACCACCTATGATATATTTTGCAAATTTCTTTAACAACCATTTTAATACAGGCCACGCACCTCTTACAGCAATCCAACGAAGTATCCACATAACTGCTGCACCCACTGCTGGTGCAATTTCATCTAGTTGTTGTTCTTCTTTGACGTATTTTTCTTTTTTCTTTTCTTCGCCTTTGGTAAGTTCACGTTCTATTGTAGATAATGCCTCTTGTATATCCTCTTTGGAAACAACAAATCGTTTTCCTTTAGATGTTATTTGTTTACCAGCAATATATTTTAATAAAGCAGAAAGGTTTTCAACACTATCCTCTCTGTTTACGTAATCTTGGATCTGATCTTTGATATATTTTACCAAAGCCTGTTTGTCTAAAACTAAATCTGCTTCTGCTGTTACTAATTCTTTTTTAGACTTCCATGCATCCTTGTCGCCTTTTGCAGCAGCTTTTCTTCTCGCTGCTATTCTATCTCTGATGCTACTTGGTTCGTCGAATTTTTCTTTTTTCTTTTTAATTGTAGCTCTTTTAGCTCTACTTGGAATACCAAAAGCCATTATTTCTTCTACAGGCTCAGTAATACCCATGCCTTTGCGTACAGCATCAAACATAGTTTTGGCTAGTTTAGGATTTGGTACGCCTTTTGCAAATGCTTCTATGTCCCCTGAAGCTGCTGCTACACGCATTTTGCTTGCACTCATACCGCTTACATCATCTGCATCTGGATCACGTTCTCCTGCACTTGCTACTTTGATTGAATTAAATTTAAACGGAACTTTTCCTGATTTGTCTGGTTGACCGTTGTATGTATTGAACAGTTTTTGGAAACCATCTACACGATCTGAACCTGCAATAAAAATTACATCAGTGTAACCTAAACTTTGTAGCATTTCTAATGCTTGAACTGGTGTACGTACACTTTGATGTCCTATGTTTATTCCAGGAAAAAATTGTTTTGCGAACTTTAGTTTTGTTGGAAAGTCTAAAGGATCTGTTTTAGGTTTTTGGCTTTGAGATAAGAAAAGATAGTGGTCTCCTTCAAAAGACTCTATTGTACTAACTAACTTTGCATGACCTACAGTGGGAGGATTCAGCCTACCAAAAGCTAGAACTGCTGTTTTTTTCGTTTCTTCAAACAGTTCCCGTAGTAGCATTAGTATGCTCCGTCTTTGATTTGTTTCATCTCTTCAGAAAACAATTTTTTGACTAAAGCTTCTTTATCTTCATCCTTAAATATATTTTCAGATCTGCCAAGCTTGTATTCTTTGCAATACGATTCAATACCCCTATTGACACAGTCACCCATGCATTTTGATGCATTTACCTTTTGGTTTTTCTTATACATTTCCTGCATTTTTATTACAGCAGGAAAGAAATGTTTTCTATAAAACATAGGATCATTGCGCATATAGATAGCACAGTCGTCTACAGGACTGAAAGGCATTTTCTTATCAACTGCTTTTGCAAATTCTACAAGTTTTACCATTTGCGGCAACTCCAATATCTTGCCTTTGTTCTTGGACCTGGGTTATCGCAGTTGTGTCTTGCACGGAATGAACGTCTACGTGCCGGGTTTGATTTTTTAATCTTCATGTTAGGATCACCAAAGTTAACTTTTTTAACATTCTTAGTCTTTGGGTCTTTAACATATACTTTAAACTTTTTAACATCGCCACGCATAGGCTTGCCTAGTGGAACTTTACGGCCTTGGTATTCTGCTTCATCGATTTCATCTTCGTTAAACCACATTACACCGTACTCTAAGAAAAAGTCATCACCGTCGTAAGTTTCCTCTACAATGTCTTCCCCTAAATCTGTTGAAATTTCAATATCAAAGTCATCATAACCTTGTTCAAACATATAATTTGCTAAACGATTTGCGTATTCGTCTGCTTCTTCTTCATCTAATTGGCGGGGGAGTGCTATTTCGTATACTGTAGCACCTTGCTCAGTTTCGTAAATTTCTTGTTCTGCAAAGATGCTTTCGTCTAATAGTTGCGCACCTTCTTGTTTTTCCATTACTACTCTTACAAAATGTTCCATGATTTTACCTTAATGATTCAAAACAACACTATCTAAGGTGCCGTCTGTCCAATTCATAATCTTTGCTCTAAGCCAAACATAATTGCCTGTTACACTTTTAATTTGACTATCTGTCTCTTGTTCAGCAACAAGTGATAATACAGAAAACCAATCAGCGCCAGTTGGGTCAATCGCCAACGTTGCTTCTATAACTAATGTTCCGGTAAAGCCTGTATAACTATATTGAAGAGTATGTAGACCATCAGAGCGTCCATAATAGCCGTCTCCTTTGTATTTCTCTCCTGTGACACTTTCAATTGTGCTATCACCTGGATGAGTGTTGGTTGTTAAAATTGTTTCACTAGTTGCTGCCATACTAATATTTATCTAATTCTTGTTTCCAAACCAGTTTTTCAATTTTACGTATATTGTCACCGCATATCAATGTAACTAATTGTAAAACTTTTTCATCTCTTACATAGAAATAGAGTCCATTTGCATAGCCAGAATTCAATAATGTTTCTAATGCAATTTTACCAACTTTGCTTTTATCTTTATTGTTTTCTAACCACATGCCTAGTTCTTTAGATGCTTTTTTTCTGCCCAAAATACATCGAATAGAATATTTTGGCTTGTTACTAACAATAACAGTATGATCATTGCTTAACAAAAATTCTTTATCTTGCACACGAGGCTCAAAAAATTCTACATCTTTAGTTCTAAGCTTTCCGCCTAAACTAGTTAATAGGTTTTTGTTGTTAGAATATAGTATTAAACTATGACATGCACCTACTCTTACTAATACTTGGTCAGTGTTGGCTTTTAAATGATTGTAAATATCATTTGCATCAAAGAAATCGTTATTTGTAACCGGCAAATCAGTACGAAACAGAGTACGTTTTAAGGGTATACCGTTTTCATAGTCTGCATAAAGTCGATCTAAATGAGAACGTGCATGACTTAAATCCCCTTTTTTCTGTAATTCTGTGCGAAAAATAGAGTTAAGGGAATTATGCAGTACAAGTTTGTACAAATACTTTCCATAGTGAAGCTTATTTGATTCACGCTGTTTCAGCTTCTTTCTCCTCTACAGAACTTGTACGGAGTGTAATTTTATCATCGTAATCAATTGTTAATTTACCACCATTTTGTAAGTCACCAAAAAGTATTTGTCTACTTAAAGGACGTTTAATTTCTTTATCAATTACACGCTGTAAAGGACGGGCGCCATTTTTTGGATCAAAGCCTTTGTCTACTAAGTAATCAAGTGCTTCGTCAGTTATTTTAATTTCAATATTTTTGTCTGACACCATGTTCTTTAGTTCTACTAGGAACTTGCCAACAATTTTCATCATAACTTCTTTGCCCAACTTAGCAAATGTTATAATACCGTCTAGTCGATTTCTAAATTCAGGAGCAAAAAACCTCTTAATTTCAGTATCTTCATAATCATAATCACTTTGGCTTTCAAAACCTATAGAATTTTTCTCTGCTTGAGCAGCACCTAGGTTAGTTGTAAGGATAAGTGTACAGTTGCGAGCATCTGCTTCTTTACCGTTTGATCCTGTGACTTTTCCGTTATCCATTACTTGTAACAAAATTTGAGATACATCTGGGTGTGCTTTTTCTATCTCGTCTAATAATAAAACACAGTTAGGATATTCTTGTAATTTTGTAATTAATTGGCCTGCATTGTCTTCGTGACCAACGTAACCCGGAGGTGAACCAATTAGTTTAGCAACTGAATGTTTCTCCATGTATTCACTCATGTCAAAGCGCACAAGTTGTACACCAAGATTTTTAGCAAGTTGTTTTGCTGTTTCTGTTTTACCTGTACCTGTTGGACCCATAAACACAAATGCGCCAATTGGCTTATCGTCTGGTTTTAAACCTGCTTGGCTTACAAGAATTTTATCAACAATACCTTCAATTGCTTCATCTTGACCATAGACAACTTTCTTAAGATTGTCTTCTAGATTTTTTAAATTTTCTGTTTCACGTTGTGCAACCTGTTCTTCAGGAAGATTCAACATTTTAGATAGCTCATATTGAATGTTTTCTTCTGTAACAACTTTGTTTTCAGTTTGATCATTTACTTTAAAACGTGAACAAGCTACATCTATTAAATCAATTGCCTTATCAGGTAATTTTTTATCAGTTTGATATTTTACACTTAACTTTACTGCTGCTTCTATAGCAGAATCTGTAATAGTTGTTGCATGATAATCTTCATAATACTTTTTGATACCTTGTAAGATATCTTTTGTGGTTTCTGAACTTGGCTCACTGATAACAACACGTTGGAATCTGCGCATTAATGCACGATCCTTTTCAAAATACTTGCGATATTCTTCCCAAGTAGTGGATGCAACAACTTTTAAGTCACCTTTTGTTAATGCAGGCTTCAACATGTTAGCAAGGTCGTTGGAACTGCCACTACCGGCAGCGCCAGCACCGTTCATCATATGTGCTTCATCAACAAACATGATTGTTTTACCTTGTTTTGTAAGTGCCTGTAGTACAAGTTTAAACCGTTCTTCAAAATCACCGCGATACTTTGAACCTGCAAGCATACTGCCAATATCAAGATTATAAACTTTGTACTCTTTTAAGAACTCCGGTACATTGTCATTGACAATGTTAAATGCAAGTCCTTCTGCAATAGCAGTTTTACCTACACCAGGGTCGCCTACCATTAGTACATTGTTTTTGCTTCTACGTCCAAGTGCAAGAGCAAGGCTTTCTAATTCTTCTGAGCGTCCAATAATAGGATCAACTTTGCCTTTTTTCACTTCAGCGTTCAAATCTGTTGTAAAGTTTTTAAGGGCTCTACGTGCTTCGCTCGGCAATTCTTCGTCTTCTAATTCATCCATAGTTTCGTCGACAAATGCGCTTAAACTTGCTTTATCAATGCCGCCTTTGTTCAGATAGAACACACTTACACATTTTTTCTCGTGTAAAACACTTAACACGACATCTGTAAGTTCAATAGTAGTCCTACCTGCAAACAAAACTTGGGTAAAGCCTCTGTTTAACACTCTTTCAACTGTAGAAGTTTTCTTAGGTTTATACTTTACCATATCTGTTTTAATATCGTCTAGTTCATTCTTGAGATAATGCTCAAGATTAGACTTGATATACTGAATATCAGCTCCAAAAGTTTCTAATAATTTACAGAAATTTTCGCTACAAAAAATTGCATACACAAGATGTTCTACAGTCACGTATTCATGCTGTAATTTTTTTGCATCTTTAACTGCTTTATCAAATATTGCTTGTAGCTCTTTACTTGGTTCTACCATAGATATATACACCTTTTATTATTTGTAAATCTTCTTTTTAAGATCTTCTATTTCTCTTAAAATACTTTCGTCTTCTATATTTGGTATACTTGCATCAATTTCCACATACAAATTACCTCTTTTGCCTGTATTAATGTTTGGAATACCGTATCCTGGTATGTTGAAAACTTGTCCTGATTTTGTGCCTTTTGGAATTTTTAATCTAACTTGCTTACCGTCTAATGTATTCATTATTATAACACAACCTAGCAATAAGTCAAATACATTTGTTACCTTTTTGGTAATTAAATTGTCATTATCTCTTTCCCAGTTATGTTGTTTTTTAACTCTAATTTTTACATGCAAATCGCCTCTTGGATATTGATGATATCCGTCGTCTCCTAATCCCTGATATCTAACTGTATCTCCGTTTTTTGCCCCAGGAGGTATACTTACTGTTACTGTTTCTAGTTTACCTGTTCTAGTTTGGTATTGAATGATTGCATCTTTTCCTTTTAAAACATCTTGCAAACTTATTTCTGCTTTTACATGTATATCACTATTTCTAGGAGTCTTAACATTTGCAAACCCCTGGCCAAATATATGATCAAAGGGTGTTCCTGCAAAAGGGTTACCTCCATTTCTAAATTGATTTGCGTTAAATTGGAAGTCTGGACCAGGATTGTCGTAGGCAGAACGTTTATCCGAGTTACTTAGTATTTCGTATGCTTCTGTAACACGTTTAAATTCTTCTTGGTTGCCTCCTCTGTCAGGATGATGTTGCATTGCCTTACGTTTGAAGGCTTTTTTTATTTCATCCTGCGAAGCAGTCCTTTGAACACCTAAAATAGAATAATAGTCCATACAATTACTTATCGCACGGACTATTATGTACTATAAGTAGTGATTACTTACCTTTAGCAGAATATGCATTAGCACCAAAGAATGCCATTACAATCGCTGCAACAGAAACAAAGTATGTCGCTGCCATTGATCCTAGCACAGTTGCAGAATTATCAAGATTGAAATAACTTGCTGCAACAACTGCAAATGGATATAATAACATACCAAACAGAGCAAACCATGCCATAGAACGCTGTGCATCACGCATAGCATCTTGGTCCTCTAGTTCTTTACGTTTGAATTCTAAATGCATCTCCATTTCTTGTTTTGAAATATGACCGTCACCGTTCATATCTGCACTTGCTGGCAATGCACCGTTATCAATAGTCATTTTTCTTTCATATGATATTTCGGGAGCCGGAGCAGGGGCAGGTGCCGCTGCTGGTTCAGCTGCTGGGGTGCTTTCTAGTTCTTCTGGTTTTTTACGTGGCATTATTTTCCCTCCTTAATAAGTGTGTCGATCTTATGCCCATTTTGTTCAATTTTTCTTTCATTTACTTCTGGTGTTGCATCAAAGATAATCTTTTCTATCTTTAATCCTGGTATTCTTTCGTTAGGTACATAGCGCCATATATAGTCGCCATCAAATTCACCACCTTTTTTGTGTATACCAAATACAGTTTCTGTATTACCTATTTTAACTATTAGTGCTCTTTCACCGTCTAGTATAACTTTGTCGCCTTCTTTGAATGCTGGATTCATTTTGAAAGCCATGCCCTTTGCTATTTTAGTTGCATAATCTTTAAACATTAGTGTTACAACTAATGCAACTAATGCTGCAATAAAAGGTGTTGCTAATTCTGCTAATTCAAGTCCTACACCTCCTGCACTCATTATTTCATTTT